ACTCTATCACAAGCAGAAGAGCAAGCTATCACAGAGAAGTTAGCCCTTAGAGCTACGTTGGTGGTGTAATAAATGTCTAGCAGTTCAAACACAATGCGTAACGTTGCAGTCTTTAACGATGCAGCAGCAGTTACAGGAGCTTGGGTCAGACTTCCTACGAAGACTGGCTTAGAAGCTAATCCACGATCAATACAGATGTCTATCACAACAGGTGACACTATAGTGATCGAAGTTACTAACGACATAGACAACCTAGCAGGTACACCTGAAACTACAGCTTCTCCTGCCTACGATAGTACAGATACAGGGGATACACTTCACGGACCTTGGGGAGCTATCAGAGTAGTCAAGACAGGGGCTAATGGTCCTTGCGTAGTATCGATTCAAGCCTAGTAGCAGTATAACTACCTTATAAGGAATTTAATATATGTCTTTCTTAAACAACTCACCATTCGGATCTGCTAACCAAGTAGACGTAGTAGAAGCTCTTTCAGGAGCTACCATTCCTACAGCTACAGTAGCACCTCTTGATGAGGTTCTTATACAAGACGTAGATGATTCCGAAAACTTAAAGACTGTCACAGCTCAATCAGTAGCTGACTTGTTCGTACCTCCAGTAACCTCAGTAGATGGTCTTACAGGAGCAGTAGTTCTTCCTAGAGCATCTCAAGGAGAAGCTGAAACAGGTACTGAGAATACTAAGATCATGACTGCTCTTAGAGTAGCTCAAGCAATAGCCGCTCACCCTTCTACCATTCAAAATAACCTTACTGCTATAGTAGCTCCAGGAGTTAACGATGATACACTGGCAGGATACCAAGTAGGATCCTTCTGGATTGATACAGTACTTAATGAGTCCTACCGTTGTGTAGATGCTACAGCAGGTGCAGCCGTCTGGGTTAACACTTCCTTAGAGTCTACTGAACTTGCAACTGTAGCTTTATCAGGTAACTCCGATGACCTTACAGAAGGAACTACTAACCTTCTACTTACATCAGCTGAACGTACTAAGCTAGCAGGAATCGAAGCAGGTGCAACTGCAGATCAGACTGATGCAGAGATCAAGACTGCCTATGAGAACAATGCTAACACTAACGCATTCACCGATGCTGACGTAACTAAGCTAGGCACCATTGAGACTAACGCTGACGTTACTGACGAAGGTAATGTAATCCCTGCACTAGACGGAGCTATTATCACACCTACTACAGTTGCATCAGGTGATAAAGTCCTAGTACAAGATGTATCAGATGCAGATAACCTTAAGACTGTAACTGCTCAGAGTATAGCTGACTTAGCTGCAGGTGGAGCAGTAACCTCAGTTAACACTCAAACAGGAGCAGTAGTCCTAGATGCTGACGACATATCAGATGCAGCTACAATTAACAAGTACACTACCTCAGCTGAGATCTCTAAGCTAGCAGGCATAGAGGCTAACGCTACGGCAGATCAGACTGACTTAGAGATTAAAACTGCATACGAGAACAACGTTAACACTAACGCCTTTACTGATGCTGAGCAAACTAAGCTAGCAGGTATTGCAGCAGGTGCTCAGGTAAACACTGTAGACTCTGTGAACACTCTGACAGGTGCAGTAGTCTTAGACGCAGATAATATAGCAGATGCAGCTACTACTAACAAGTTTACTACAGTAGCAGAGATTAACAAGCTCGCAGCTATTGAGGCACTAGCCGACGTAACTGATGAAGCTAACGTAACAGCAGCTCTTGACGGAGCTACATTAACGGCAGTAACAGTCGCAGGAACCGACAAAGTATTGGTACAAGATGCCTCAGACTTAGATAACCTGAAATCTGTAACTGCCCAGTCTATTGCCGATCTAGGCGGTGGAGCAGGAGGAGGTAAAGTCCTTCAAGTAGTTAACGCTAACGTATCTCACCCTACTACAGGTGCATCTACGTCTACAACCTACGCTACATTCTTATCAGCAAGTATAACCCCTAGTAACATAGCTAACAAGATCCTTATCATAGGAGACTTCGACGGCTTCGTAGGAGGAGCAGGAGGAGGTGTAGGTACCAGAGTAGGNATTAACATTGAAAGAGGTACTACNCAGATAAGAGAGAAGGCTGCACTTTGTGAGGCATGGGACTCTGTGATTCAAAGAGCATGTAACGGATCTATCCAGTATCTAGACTCTCCTTCTACTACAGCCTCTACTACATACAACCTAGGATATAACAGATCTTTAGGTACAGGTACAGCGTTCTTTAACGGTACTACTGGTATGTCATGTGGACTTACATTAATTGAAATAGATGGAACGTAATAACATGTTGAACCCATTAGTATCAGCCTCATTACTGGTTAAACTAAAGAGTATCCTAGAAGCAGGTATCCTATACGGAGGCTTCGCTTTACTAGGTGGTATCTCAAGAGTAATCTTAGGACTAGAGGAAGGGGAGACTCTCAAGGGGGCACTTCTTCGTTATCTATTCGCTGCATTACCAGTAGGTATCTTGGCAGGTTGGGGCACAGAGGGGCTAACTCCTTACGAGTTCTTCCCCTACGCCGCTGCTTACATAGCAGGTACAACCTCCTACAACGTTGTGCTGTACACATCTAAGCACAGCTTTAACGACTTAATCAAACTAATTAAATCATACAAGAGAGAGAAATAGTATTATGAAAAAGAAAATTACAGATCTTATCAAGAAGCATCCTTTCATCGCATCAGCTATTGCAGCTACGCTAGTAACACTAGCAGGCTTAACAGCTAACCCTTACGATGACCAGGCAGCTGGAGTAATTGACGAGACAGTCAAAGAAACACTAACAGCTGAGTAATAGAACATGCTGAATCTTATCCCTCTCGTCTTCTCCTTATTCAACAAAGTAGCGAGTTACTTCCGTGACAAGCAGTTGTTAGATGCAGGAGAGATGAGAGCGAAAGCTAAACAAGCAAGAAAGGCAATGATCGAGAATGCTAAAGCTAAACGTGGTGCTGAGTCTAATGACTCTGATTACAATACAAGGGTGCGTAATAAGTACACCCGAAGGAACACTAGTTCTAAGTAGCTACTGCTCTAACTACTCACCTATCTACATGTCAGAGAATGACACTGAGAAAACCAAAGCACAGATAGATAGAGAGAATAGAAAATACGAATGTGCTTGTAAGGGTAATTGCCCACGTAACGTAAGTGAGGAATAACAAGATGAGTAAATATTTAGATTCAATGGGAAGGTACAGAACCGAGTCACTCTTCCTAGAACGTAGTTACGGTAAGAACAACCCTGACCTAAGGCCAGTATATACTTTAAAAGACAGAGATCATGAAGGTCTACGATCAGCTAAGCAGCTGTACGTAATGATGCAAGACCCTGCAGAGTACGCCTTTGCTAAGGAGTTCCTAGGATCATATGAACACTGGAAGAAGCTATGTAACTGCCCTTGGTTCCAACCGTATCTAACTGAGTGGAGACACGAGCTAGAAGTTAAGATGAGATCACAAGCAGTGATGAGCATCCACGAGATGTCTACAGGAGACAACAGTACCGCCCTTGCAGCTGCTAAGTATATAGCAGAAAGAGGATGGGACAAGAGTAAAGCTAACCAAGCTAAACGAGGGAGACCTACCAAGGAAGAAGTAGAGCATGAGCGTAAAGTTCAAGCTGATATGGATACAGACATGGAGGCAGCCTTAGAGCGTATTAACAAGGTACACTAAACATGGCAACTAAGAAGAATAGAAAACTTACTAATCGTCAGAAAGAATATGAGTTACGTAAGAATCAAATAAGAGAAGCAGCAGAGAACGATCTAGAAACCTTTATCCGTCTCGTAGCTCCTCACAGGGTCTTAGGTTCAGTTCATTGTGAACTACTGAACTGGTGGACTAGGCAAGAGAAGAAGTCACATCAGCTAAACCCTACTGCCTCGTGACCACGGTAAGTCAGCCATGATAGCTTACAGAGTAGCATGGAGGATTGTAAGACAACCTGACGTAAGAATCTTATATCTTTCCTCTACTAGTAACCTAGCTGAGAAGCAGCTTAAGTTCATCAAGGACATTATGACCTCTAAGATATTTAGAACATACTGGCCAGAATATATTAAACTGGAAGAAGGTAAACGTGAAAAGTGGACGAACACAGAAATCTCGATTGACCACTCTAAGAGAAAAGAAGAGGGAGTCAGGGATCCAACTGTATTTACTGGTGGACTTACTACTAGTGTTACTGGTCTTCATTGCGACGTTGCTGTTCTAGATGACGTAGTTGTTATGGAGAATGCTTATACAGCAGAAGGCCGTAACAGAGTAAGAAGCCAGTACTCATTGCTCTCATCCATTGAGGGTGCAGATGCAGATGAGTGGGTAGTAGGTACAAGATACCATCCTAAGGATCTATACGGAGATCTACTAGAGATGGAAGAAGAGATCTACGACGAAGAAGGAAACATCTTACGTAAGGATCCTATCTACGAGATCTTTGAGAAGAGAGTAGAAGACAACGGAGATGGAACAGGAGAGTTCCTATGGCCTCGTCAACAACGTAGTGATGGTAAATGGTTCGGGTTCGATAGAAGTACACTATCTCGTAAGAGAGCACAGTACCTAGATAGAACACAGTTCAGAGCCCAGTACTATAATGATCCTAACGATCCAGATGGAGCAGGGATTAACAGGAGTAAGTTCCAGTACTATGACAAGAAGTTCTTAACAAGAGCAGGAGGAGTCTGGTACTGCAACAATAAGAAGTTAAACGTATACGCTTCTATTGACTTTGCTTACTCACTCTCTAAGCGAGCTGACTTTACAGCTATCGTAGTTGTAGGGATAGATGCTAGAGGTAACATATACGTACTAGATATAGACAGGTTCCAGACTGAGAAGATCAGTCAGTACTTCCAACACCTAGTTGACATGTTAGTCAAGTGGGACTTCAGGAAGCTAAGAGCCGAGGTTACAGCAGCTCAGAAGGCTATTGTAAGGGAGTTGAAGGACAGCTACATTCGTCCTAATGGTTTGTCTTTAAGCATAGATGAACACACCCCTACAAGACACCAAGGCTCTAAAGAGGAACGTATGGCAGCTATACTAGAACCAAGATACGACAACCTATCCGTCTGGCACTACCAAGGAGGTAACTGTCAGATACTGGAAGATGAGCTAGTACTAGACCATCCTCCTCACGATGATGTGAAAGATGCCTTAGCATCAGCGATAGAGATAGCTGTACCACCTGCACTACGCAGAGGAGGAGCAGATGCTCTAGGTAATTCGAATAACTTTACTACTCACCCTCGCTTTGGTGGGGTAGCATTCTAAAAGGAAAGCACTTAATAACATGGCAGGTAAAACATTAGATCTAGAACTAGTAGTACAACCAGACTCTCTGGCTACTGCTATTGCTAATCAACATGAAGAGTGGAATACATTCCGTCAAGGATGGCTAGCTGATAAGAAGGAGCTAAGAAGCTACCTCTTTGCTACTGATACTACTGACACATCTAACAGTAAACTTCCTTGGAAGAACTCTACTACTCTGCCTAAGCTTACACAGATTAGAGATAACCTGCACGCTAACTACATGGCAGCTCTCTTCCCTCACAGTGACTGGCTACGTTGGGAAGGTGCATCACAAGATGCAGAGACTAAGGAGAAGCGTAATGCTATCCAGGCTTACATGCGTAACAAACTAGCTCAGGATAAGTTCCAAGCTAAGGTATCCCAGATGGTACTAGACTACATTGACTATGGTAACTGCTTCGGTACAGTAGAGTGGGTTAACGAACAACACGAAGATAACATTACAGGTGAGACGCTACAAGGCTACGTAGGTCCCAGAGCTGTACGTATCTCTCCTAACGATTTAGTATTCAACCCTATAGCAGCTTCCTTTATGAGTTCACCTAAGATCATCAGATCTCTTAAGACTATGGGTGAAGTTAAGAAGATTGCAGATGGAGCAGGCTCAGAAGAGAAGGCTATGATGGAAGAAGCTATCAACAAGGCTGAGCATCTTCGTCAGACCTACGCTACTTCAGATGTATCAGACGGAGAGAAGGATCATCGCTATAACATAGACGGCTTCGGTTCCTTTGGACAGTACCTAGAATCTAGCTACGTAGAGCTACTTACCTTCTATGGTGACCTATACGATATTGAAACAGGAGAGCTACTAGAAGGTTACGAGATTACTATCCTAGATAGATCTTATGTAATCAGTAAACGTCCTATCCTATCATGGACAGGCAGAGCTCCTATCCACCATGCAGGATGGAGACTACGTCAAGACAACCTATACGCTATGGGTCCTCTTGATAACCTAGTAGGTATGCAATACAGAATCGACCACCTTGAGAATCTTAAGGCTGACGTATTCGATCTGATTGCATTCCCAGTACAGAAGATTAGAGGTGACGTAGAAGACTATACCTACGAACCAGGAGCTAGAATCTACGTAGGTGATGAGGGTGATGTAACCTTCATGAACCCTGATGTAACTGCTTTGAATGCAGAGACACAGATACAGATGCTAGAACAACGTATGGAAGAAATGGCAGGAGCTCCTCGTCAAGCTATGGGTATCAGAACCCCAGGTGAGAAGACTGCATTCGAAGTACAATCATTAGATAACGCATCAGGCAGAGTATTCCAGAACAAGGTAAGATACTTTGAACTAGG